GATAAATACGTGCCGGGATTCACGATAAAAGCGAACTAGAAAGACGTGCCGATTTTAACGAGACGGCAATGTAAAGAATTTCAGCGGGCGCAAGCCATACTCACACAACTTTAAAAGTGCCCGCTTTTATTTTTGAGGAGAAAAAAATGAAAGAAGACCTTATCAAATTGACGCAAGAGGATTTTGAAACTTACGCAAAACATAAAATTTCAGAGCACCTTGAATTAGAACCACATGATGTTTACATGGTTTGGTTTAACTATACACTTGGAAACGCTAAAGGAATGTTTAGCTTTGACAGCGAGAAAGCTTATCCGATGAGCAACCCAAATTCGAAACTTCCGGATTACGTTGAAGTGACATACAACAGCGAAAAGCATGAGTTTTATTTCGATTGGTACACAAAAGAACGCCAAGAAGTCACTCACGTCGCTTTTGAGATTCCGGGGCTTACTGATGAAATTTGAGTTTATTTTATCGAATACTAAGAAGCAAAAACAGATGTTAAACGCCAATGACCGTCCCCATTGGACGCAAAAGGCTAAAATCACCGCATTTTTACGTGATACAGCCGCTAGAGCAGGTCGGCAATGTAATTGTACCCCCTACTCAAAAAAGCGCCCCTGTGGCCTTGTAGTGACGATTTACGCACCTACTAAAAGACGACTTGACCCACCTAATTTTTATCCGACCGTCAAAGCACTCGTTGATGGATTGACAGACGCCGGAATCTGGACGGACGACAACTCAGAAGTCATTAAATTTATGACGTTTAAACGAGGTGGACCAAGCGAAATACCCGGAAAATATAGGATTAGATTGGAAATAAAGGAATTATTATGACAAAAAAACACATTGTAAGGGAATACAGCCCAAAGCTTAGAACAGCGACCTGTTTCGCAACAACCAAAGATTTTAAAGAAACAGAGTTTAAAACCAAAAAACAAGCTCTTAAATATTTTGAAAAGGCTCGTAAAGAGCCCGGACAAACAGAATACTATGAGGTGGTAAGTTGAAAGCTGAAAGATACATGTTTTTAAGTATGTTGTTATCGTTTACAATCATCGTCACAGTTGTCTTTTTTACGATTGAGTTAGGAATGCAAAAGACTGTTTATAACAACAAAATTACTGAGCTGAAACTTGAAAATATCAAGCAAAAATATGAAATCAAGCGGTTAGAGGACAATCAAACGATTGTTTATCACACTGATAATTACGGGGGAGAGTACGATTATGAAAGTACGGTTCACGCTAACAAACAATAAGCTTTTGACGACGTGTGTTAGTAAAAGCACGTATGATTATATATACAATCGTTGGAAAGCTGGTCAGGACGTTGAATTGGGCCACAAACGAAGCATTTTAAACAGTGAAATCAAGAAAATCGAGGTATTGGAAAATGGATAAATGGTACACAGTGTACGCAAGTAAAACAGACCGCCCAGAGCTCGGTTATCGCTTACTTGCTCCTTCTAAAGACGTTGCTTTAGATATTGTTTCAAAAGACCCCAAAATCAAAGAGTGGGAGTTAACTAATATTTGGGTAGAAAATGAGGAAACACGATGAAAAATAAAAAAATAGCAGTTTTAGCAGGTGCAGCGCTCATGACAATTGGTTTAGCTACGTTGTCAGGTTGTACGGAATCGGATAAAGTCTCTTACAACATTAGTAAGGAAGCGGATAATTTTAATGTTCGCAGACGTGTAGCAGTTATCAATACACGTACTGACAAGATTGAGTTTAAGGTCGAAGGTCTTATCTCAGTTGATACGTCAAACAGCAAGAAATTGGTCGTTATTGCTGAAGTATCAAAAGGAAAATACAGGAAGCATTTAATCAACATGACCAAAAACAACATGTACGTCGTCGAAGATTTAACAGACGGAACAAAAGTCAATAAATACAAGTATGAAGTTGAGTACATGCCTGAAAGCATTCTTCCTGTAACGATTACAGATAACGAGTGAGGTGCTGAGAGATGAAAAACAAAGCTCTAATAATGCTAGTCGGTCTAACCTTGACAGCAGTCGGATTGTTCGGGTGTTCAGAAAGCGGAAATGCGTCTAGTCATAGCACGTACGCTTACATACCAACTGATAAGCAGAATTGTGGTTGGGAGCGTGTAGAGGTCAAAGACTATGATTGCTACGGAGACGAAGGGATTTGGATTCAAACAACAGATGGGCGAACTATTAAAGGCTGCAATATTACAATTGTGAAGGAGTAAGCGATGAATCTGAAAAAATTTTTAGCTAAATTACAAGGAGAGCTCAAAGATACTGAGCGTAGTAACAATGGTGAATGGGCAGCTGCATTCAATAGTGGGCTTATTTATGCGATGAAAGTCGCTGAACAGTTTGAAGAGTCCGATAAAACTAAGATGGACCTGAAAGAGTTAGAGCGAGCGAATATGCTTGTCCAAAACGTCAAAATTTTAGAAACATTGTCTAAAAGCAAAATTTATCACATTGCTGTAAAATATCCTGACGGAAGAGATGACTGTGTATTTATGAAAGATGAACTCAAAGAAAAAATTCAGAAGGTATTTGAAGATTACGCTGATGAATTAAAAGCAGAATTGAAAGGTTTGGGGGTTGATTATGAATAAGCAAGAATTGATGAGAAAAATGCACGAAGCGGGATTCAATTGCAAAGCAATTAAATATGCTAGTCAATTTGATAAAGGTTATAACAATGGGATTGCCTATGCTATAAATTTGCTTGACAAACTTGACGAACCAGAAAAACCAGTGCTGACTAAAAAGGAAGCTGAATGGGTTGATAAACTTACTGATTTTTACAGTTTACCAGACGCTTTATACTACATTACTCGCTGTGGTTATGGATACTTATTTGTTTTCGAAATGGCTAAGAAAACATATGAACTACCAATTGATAGTGGTGCAACCTATGGTGAATTCTGCGAGCTTAAAGAACGTCTTGTGAATGCTGTGATTTACGGCTATACAGTTAAGGAAGAGAAACTGTACACAGCTAAATTAAAATTAACTAATGAGTATCTACATTATGATAAAGGTTATAAAAAATTTCATCATTATGCAGTACATGAAGATTGGGCTAATAATAAAAAAGAGTTTCACTTTACTGAAGATGACTTGACTAAATATAACGCTTGGGAAAATGAAGTTTATGAAATTGAAGAGGTGGAAGAATGAATAAGCAAGAAGTGACTGAAGAGATTAAAAATTTAGAAGGAGTTACTATTTTAGATAAGACTATTAACTTTGATAGTGAAATGATACCTAAAAAAGAGGTTTTTAATATCATCAATCAAATCGACGAGCCAGAGAAGCCAGTAGTGCCACAATTTGTGGCGGATTGGTACGAGGGTCACAAACGTAGCCTAGAATGGACTTTAAGACAGCTAGGACTAGATATGATGAATGGAGTATTTGATAACACTGAAATGAAAGGGTGGCTTAATAACTCGAATAATAAACCAATTCAAACAATTGTGAACATGCACCAATTTGATTATGAAGTTGAGAAAGAGAAGCTGTACACAGTAGAGTTGCCAAATTCAAATTATCAAGGTTCTGGACATTTTGTACTTCACAAAGATGAAAAAGGTAAAGTCTTTATAGACTGGCATTACTCAGAAAACTGGAAAAAGCTTGATGGTGTTGAGCTGACTGAATCAGAAATCAAGGAAGATTATGATTGGGCTTGGCAATTTGCGGAAGAGGTGGAAGAGTGATACAGAAAATTGAAGTACTAAAGATTACTAAAATTTATTATTCTAGAAAATATAGGGATTATGATACAGAGACAGAACTCTTAGGGATATTCTCTTCAGAAACAGAAGTCCACAGAGCAATTGGAGCACTTGGTTTTGACCCAGAAGACTTTAAGTATTTAGGAGATGGTGGCGGTGTTATACCAGATGATAGTTATGGAGTTATTGTGGATAATATGAATGGTAGTGAACTATTCATTTACTGGGAAACTTATGACCTAGATGATTTCACACCAAGCACTATTTGGGAAGATTACTGTGAGGAGAATGGACTATGAAAGAGTATTTAGTCGAAGGATATTTCCAAGGGAAATTAAGCTGTACTTTCACCGTGACGGCGCTTTCCCCGCACGATGCCTTTTGTATTATCGCAAATAACCCAAATTATATAAGATACCTTAATTTGGACGAGGTAAACATATCTTTAGTTCCTAAATTAGACTTTATTTGTGAAGGAACAAAGGTTAGAGCAGTTCCTAGACAATAAAAAAAGCCAAGTCGCAATCAGCTCCTTAGCAAACGTTCTCATTATTACTATTATAGCATAAGGAGATTGAGAAAATGCGACTTTTTCAGGACATAGATAAGGTTTTAACAAAACGCAACGCTTACGAGGTGCTTTCTCTTTATCGTCGCTATTCTCGCATGGCTGGCGAAGAGTATACACCTAAAATTACAGCGACTTACTCGCTAGAACCTAAAGCGTCAGGATTTAGCAATAGCAAACGAACAGAAATCCAAGTAACTAGACGTGTAGCGGCTTGGGACGAAATGCAAGCAATTACGAAAGCAATTAACCGCATTATTGACCCGTTCGTAAGACAAATTTTGATTGAGAAATATTGTAAATGGCAAATTAAATCAGATTGCGAAATCTACATGGAGTTAGGCTACTCTGAAAGCGAGTTTTATCGCATGCTTGAGCGCGGAGCGGTCGAGTTTGCGGAATGTTATCGAGGTGGAGAGTTGTTGGTCTTCCGAATTGGGAGAGAAGAGCAAGAAAATAGCTGGGATAACAACGTTTCTGAGTGTTAAAATCATATTATAGAAAAAAATAGCATAGAGCGCGACATTGTCACCTGTGTTAAAGCGGTCGCGCCGCAACATATGGGAGCTTGCCGTAATGCGAAAGCTAGCAGCACTGTATGTTGGTAGGGATATAGCAAAGGGGTGAATGCGACAGACTTTTAATCTGTAGGCGTAGGTTCGAATCCTACTTTCCCTGTTTCGGTCACACGTTCGTGTGGCTTTTTTATTTATTTGAGATTGAGAGGTGATGGAAAATCGCTAAAATGACCATAAAACAGCAACGTTTTGCCGACGAGTACATCATTTCGGCAAATGCAACGCAAGCAGCTATTAAAGCGGGTTACAGCCAAAAATATGCGAATACGAATGCAAGTAAGCTACTACAAAATACTACAATCAAATCTTATATAGATGAGCGTTTGGCTGATTTGCAATCAAAAAAGGTCGCAGACCAGCAGGAAGTGCTTGAGTATTTGACGTCGGTCATGCGTGGCAAAGAAACCGAGCAGACCATTATTGGCGTCGGTGATTTCGGCCAAGAATTGACCGATATCGAAGTTAGTGCTAAAGACCGTATCAAAGCCGCAGAACTTCTCGGAAAACGTTACAGAATGTGGACCGACAAGCAAGAAGTTGAGGTGCAAGGAACGGTGGTGTTCGCTAATGAAGACGACATCGCAGACTAACGACGTTATCGTTGACCTTCCTAAAATGGTTGGTGGCGGATACGGTAAGTTTTGGCGTTCTAAGAACTTTTACAGGGTTGTCAAAGGCTCTCGTGGTTCGAAGAAGTCGAAAACGACGGCTTTGAACTTTATCACAAGGCTTTTGAAATACCCGTGGGCCAATCTTTTGGTAGTTCGTAGGTACTCAAACACTAACAAGCAATCAACTTATACGGATTTTAAATGGGCGTGCAATCAATTAAAGGTTGCGCACCTTTTTAAATTCAATGAGTCTTTGCCTGAAATCACGTTGAAGAAGACAGGTCAAAAGATTCTTTTTCGAGGCCTTGATGATGAATTAAAAATCACGTCTATTACTGTTGACGTTGGGATTTTATGCTGGGCTTGGTTTGAGGAGGCTTATCAAATCGAAACGGAAGATAAATTCAGTACAGTAGTTGAATCTATTCGTGGTAGCTTGGACGTTCCCGGATTTTTTAAACAAATTACAGTGACCTTCAACCCGTGGAATGAAAGGCACTGGTTGAAACGGGTCTTCTTTGATAAAGACACACAACGGGCTGACACGTTAGCTTTGACTACTACTTACAAGTGTAATGAGTGGCTAGACGAAGTCGATAGGCAACGCTACGAAGACTTATATATCACCAATCCAAGACGTGCTCGGATTGTTTGTGACGGTGAGTGGGGTGTAGCTGAAGGACTTGTGTTTGAGAATGTTAAGGTTGAAGATTTTGACAAAGACGAGCTGCTTAAAGACAAGAACAATAAACTGGCGCTTGGTCTTGACTTTGGTTTCACCCACGACCCAACAGCGCTTGTAGCTTGTCTGATTAATGACGAGACGAATCAAATACACATTTTTGATGAGGCTTATCAGGTCGGCTTAATCACTCGTGAGGTAGCGAACTTGATTACATCGAAAGGTTATCAAAAGACAACGATTATAGCCGATTCAGCAGAGCCTCGCTTGATTGAAGAGCTTAAACAAGAGCACGGCTTGAGACGTGTGAAACCTAGCCGAAAAGGTAAAGATTCAATCATGGCAGGTATTTCGAAGCTGCAAGGCTACCAAATTATCGTTCACCCAGCTTGTACGCACATCATGGACGAGTTTTACAGCTATTGCTACCAACAAGACAAGGAAGGTAACTGGCTAAACAAACCAGAAGATAAAAATAACCACTTGATGGACGCACTTCGCTATGCTTTGCAATGTGTCGAAAGCAAGAACTGGCTATATTAAGGAGTATACAATGCTACAAACTGAAAATATTTCAACGCTTGGCGCTGAGATTAAGAGCTTAATCAATAGTGACAGAGCTAGCGCTTTGAAGCGAAAAATGTACGATGGTGTCAGATATTATGATTCACAGCACGACATCTTGAAAACACGCTTATTCTATTTTGATAGCAACGGACAGCTAAGAGAAGAGGAATATCGAGCTAATACGAAGATTTCACACGGTTTCTTTACTGAACTCGTTGACCAGAAAGTTCAATACTTGCTATCTAATCCGGTCGAGTTTGAAACGGAAAATTTAGAACTGCAAGATTATCTAGAACAATACATCGATGACGACTTTCAGCTTATGCTACAGGAGCTTGTTGAAGGTGCTAGTCAAAAGTCCTATGAGTATGCGTTCTGGAACGTTGATGAGAATGGCAAGGTCAAGTTTAGAACCGCTGACGCACTCAAAACTATTCCGATTTACGACGAGAACTTGGCAATTGACCAGATGATTTACTACTACGATGACCAAATCACAATCAAGAACGAGGTCAAGAACGTGGTTCGCGCTCAGTTCTGGACCAAAGAACAAGTATTTTACTTTGTTTGCGTTGATGAAGGCAAAATGGAGCTAGACGAATCTATCAAGGTGAATCCGGCTTTCCATCAGCTTGCAAAAGACGAGGAAGGGACTTACTACGGTAAGGGCTATGGCCAAGTGCCATTTATCAAACTTGCTAATAACAAGCGTGAGAAGACTGATTTGGAGCCAATTAAAGACTTGATTGACGACTACGACTTGATGGCTTGCTCGTTGTCTAATAACTTGATTGACTTTGACCACCCGATTTACATCGTTCGAGGCTTTGAAGGTGATAATCTAGACTCGCTAGTTACCAACCTTAAATCTAAAAAAACCGTTGGAGTCGGTGAAGGCGGCGGTATTGACGTTCAAACCGTTGATATTCCGGTCGAAGCTCGCAAGACTAAGCTGGCAATCGATAAAGAAGGTATTTACAAGTTCGGTATGGGCTTTGATAGTTCTCAAACTGGCGACGGAAACATCACGAATATTGTGATTAAATCACGTTACAGCTTGCTTGACCTGAAATGTAATAAGACCGAGGTCCGATTGAGAGCGGTTATCAAGCAAATGCTTGACCTGATTATCCAAAATATCAATGAATTGAACGGAAAAGCGTTTGATTCGTCAGATATTGAAGTGATTATCACACGTTCGGTTATGGCAAATGAGACTGACAACGCTACTGTCGCTAAAACGGAAGCAGATACTAAGCAGGTTTTAATCAACAACGTCATGACAGCCGCTCCTCGTTTAGATGACCGTACGGTTTTGGAGTTACTCGCTGAAATTCTAGAGATTGACCCAGACGAAGTCGAGAAAGCGTTAGGTGAACAGGCTTACAAGTCTGATTTTAACCAAACAACAGAGGTAAATGATGACGGAACTGAATCAATTCCAACAGGAAATAGAGAATCTGCTGGCGAAGGCGGACAAGAAGACTGATAAACAGCTATATGGTTTGTATGTTGACACAATTAAGGACCTTAAACAGGCTCTACTGGTCGATTATCAACGCTATGAACAGCTATCGTCCACAGAAAAGCTAAAATTAAGCCGTATGACGAGTCTTTTAGAACAACTTGATAAATCAACCAAGGAACTAAAACAAGGGCTTAAAACGGAAATTAACAGCCATTTAGAGGATACGGGGAAAATAGCTTATAACGAGCTTTTTTACGAGTACGAATCTAAAAACACAGCTATCAATTTCACAATGCTAAAAAGTGAAGAACTGAAGACGATTATCGAGACGCCTGTAGCAAATTACAAGCTGTCTGAGCGCTTAAACGATGGTGTAGCTGAACGATTGAAGTCAAATATCAAGTCAGAGCTTACACGAGTGTTCTTGCTAGGCTACAGCTACAAGCAGACTGCTGCTAGGTTGGCAGAGCTTGGCTATAGTTCTTATCGTCGAGCCTTGAACATTACACGCACCGAAGCCGGTCGAGTTCAGGCAATCGCAAGACAGAAGTCGCAAATGGAAGCAATGAAACTGGGTATCGAGTTTGAAAAAGAATGGATTTCAACACTTGATAATCGTACTCGTAGCGACCACGCTAAGCTTGACGGCCAACGTGTCAAACCTGACGAAGATTTTGAAGTCAGCGGGCTTAAAGCGAAACAGCCCCACATGTTTGGGGTTGCTGCTGAAGATTGTAATTGCCGTTGCCGCACCGTTTCACGTTTGAAGAACGATAAAAAGGCGCTTTTAAGACGTGATAACAAGACGGGAGAGGTTTCTAAATGGAGAAACTACAACGAATGGTTAGCAAATAAAGACGGTTTTAAATCTGTTGAACAAATTATGGCAGAAGGCTATGAATTAGGGCGAAAAAACCGAATCGATAAGGCGAGAAAAGGAGCTGTTCAGGCAATTGAGAAAACAAACATGTCTACGGCTGTTGGTTTAGCAAATTACAATCAATTTCTTGATAAATTTGATACAATTAAAGATGAAAATATGCTAACCTTGTATTCAAAACTTGGTGGCAAGCTTGAATACAAGAGTTTAGGCGGAAAAAGAGCCTTTGCAAGAGGGAGCAGCGTTCAATTAACACAAGGTTCCTTTGATGGATTTAAAACGAAAGACGGTACAGCTTACATGAAAAATCCGCTTTCTACCGTTTTTCACGAAAACGGTCACGCCCTTGATTATTTAGGGTTTGGCAAGCTAACTAAAGGCGAGCGAGTGGTTATCGGTCAACAGAAAACGCGTTTATCTGGAAAAACTTACACAATCGATATATACGGCACACACGCTTCTTCTTTACCGCAATATAACTTGAAAGAGACACTTCAAAATGATTTTTGGAGATATATTAACGGTGATTTACGAATTATCAAAAAAGGCGAGCGTGTTCCGGCAGCAGAAAGAGCCGAAATCAGAAGAAAAAACCAAGAAAACATAAAAGAATTCGTGAAGGAAGTAGAAAAACTCGGAAAGAAAGTTCCTGATATAATTCCACCGCTGTCAGACATGTTTGAAGCTACAGGTTATCATTATGATTATCCTTTTGGTTGGGGACATGGCAAAAGATACTGGAAACGTCCGGGAACGGCAGAGACGGAGTTTTTCGCAGAAATTAGCGAGCTTTTAGCGACAAGCCCCGAAGCATACAACGAAATCAAACGAATGTTGCCGAACGCTGTAAAAGTTTATCATCAAATTGTAGAAGATATTTTGAAGGAGCTGTAATATGCTTTATTTTGAAGATGACAAATTAAAAACAAGAGTAGCAGACGTTGAAGAGAAGTATTTCGAACATTTTCAAGAAGATTTTCCGATTTTTGAAGTGCTTTCAGAAATGCCAACGGCTGACGAAGTCGAAAAACTTGAGAAAAGCGTCGCTGATTGCATTAGCAACGATAAACCTTACCCAAAGCCAGATGATTATGCTGACAAACTTTATTAACTAGCACTATCTAAATGATGGTGCTTTTTTTATACCCAAAAAGTCGTAGAAATACGGCTTTTTTTGTTTTGCGCTCTTAGTCTAACGGAAAGACGTTGGTCTCCAAAACCAAAAATATGGGTTCGATTCCTATAGAGCGTGTTCGCCAAGACAAGGCGTTAAATTGTCAACATTATTCAAATTCTCGTGGTCGTCTCACGTAAAAATGACGTAGAAGGAGAACAAATGAAACGTGAATTTCTACAGTCTCTAGAACTGTCTGAAGAAGTTATCAATCAAATTATGGCAGAGCATGGCAAAACCGTACAAGCTACGCAAGAAAAACTGTCCGCGGCAGAAGCACAGCTTAACGAGGCAAATGCAACGCTTGCCACTTTGAAGAAGAACAATAAGGACAACGAAGAGCTACAAAACGAATTGAAGTCTTATAAAGAGCGAGTTGAAACGCTTGAACAGGAAGCAAAAGACAACGCTCGTAAACAGACAATCAAAGACGCTTTGACGGCTGCTAAAGGGACTGACGTTGATTATCTCATGTTTAAACTTGGTGACCTTGAAGTCGATGACGAAGGCAATGTGAAAGACCTTGAAAACAAAATCAAGGACCTGAAAGCAAGCCTTCCAACTTTCTTTGAGCAATCATCAGAACCGCCTAAAGAACCAGAAGGTTTCACTAAACTTGGTGGCGCTAAATTAGGTGGTGGACAGCCACCAAAAGAAGCAACTCTTGAGTCAGTTCTTGCAAATCCTGAAATGAATCTGACTCAGTTCTTGCAGCAACAACAAAACAAATAAAAGGAGAGTTTTAAATGCCAAACGAAATTACAAAAGTTCTGGATACAATCACACCAGAAATTTACAACGCTTATATGCAGCAATATACTGCTCAAAAATCACTAATTGTTAACTCAGGAATTGCAATTGCTGATGAACGTGTCTCTAAAATGATTACAGCCGGAAACGTGCTTGTGAATATGCCGTTCTGGAACGACCTTGACGGGGAAGATGAAGTTCTTGATGATGACAAAGAACTTTCAACTGGCAAAATCACAGCAGGAAAAGATGTCGCGGCAGTTATGTATCGTGGTCGCGGTTGGGCTGCTAATGAATTAGCGGCAGTCGTTTCAGGTGGTGACCCATCACGAGCTATTCTTGCTCGAATCGGGGACTACTGGCTACGTCAAGAACAAAAAGTATTGTTGTCAGTACTTAAAGGTTTGTTTGCTGAAGGCGGAGCGCTTGCTTCTACTCACATGTTAGACATTGCGGCAAAACCAATTACAGCCAAAGAAGTACTTAACGCTAAACAACTTCTTGGTGATTCAGCTGATAAACTTAAAGTTATGGTTATGCACTCAGCAGTTTATACTAAATTGCAACAAGATAACTTGATTGTTTATATCCAACCAACAGACGCAACAATCAATATTCCAACATATCTTGGCTATCGTGTTATCGTTGATGACAGTAACGCACCAACTGACGACGTATACACTACGTACTTAATTGCTGAAGGCGCTTTTGGTCGTAACAACGGAACACCGGCAGAACTTACAACGTTCGAAACTAACCGAAAAGCTGCTGCTGGCGTTGATGAAGTATTCACACGTCGCGCTTTTGTTTTCCACCCGTACGGTGTTAAATTCACTGATTCAACAGTAGCAGGCTTGACACCATCGAACGCAGAGCTTGCCACAGCTAACAACTGGGAACGTGTTTACGAGCCTAAAAATATCGGTATCGTGGCAATTCGTCACAAATTGTCTACTGAAACTGTTTAAGGAAGGTGATTCGAATGAAAAAACTTTATCTTGTCGTTGATTCGTTCATCGATTCGCAAGATGAAGGTGTTTTCTACCCTATCGGGGCTATCTATCCCCGTGAAGGGTATGAACCAGACGAAAAACGTGTAAAATCTTTCTTGAAAGGCGAAAACGCCAAAGGTTCAGTGCTTATCAAGGAGCTTATTCAGCTTCCGGCTAAAGAAGCGGTCGAAACACCGAAAGAAGTAGCTGAAGAACCCGAAAAAGAGCTTAATCGTGATGAAATCAAGGCAAAACTTGATGAATTGGGCGTAGATTACAAGAAAAATGCACGTACTGAAGTGCTAGCTGACTTGCTAGCTGAACAAGAAGGGGAGTAGTCAGCTACTCTCTTTTAATTTTGGGGGTATGTATGATTATTTCGCTTGAAGACGCTCTTAAAATCGATAAAAATGCCACACAAGAGTATTGCGACGGTCTTGAAACGATGGTCAGGGTGTCTACTAACAACAATTTCCAAAATATTCGCTTTAGGTGCTCTGGTTTGGTGCTTTCGGATAATGAAATTCGCGTCTCTAAAGGTCGTTTAGACATTTTTAAAGTCGGTGATACGGTCGAAGTAAATAATACAAATTATAACGACGGCTTATATACCGTCTCAGAGGTCACTGACGACGTTTTGAAGATTGATGGAGAATTTATCACAGAAGTATCAACGCAGGCCATACTGACCAAAATAAGCTACCCAGCGGACGTCTTAGCTGGAGTTAAGAAATTAATTCAATACGATTCTAAAATGTCTGGAAAAATTGGGGTCAAATCGGAATCGATTAGTCGTCATTCGGTGACTTACTACGATGTGACCGCAGCAGAGAGTCAAGAAGGCTATCCGGCTACTTTGCTAGGTTTCCTGAAGAAATATAAGAAATTGAGGTGGTCTTGATGTCTACTTTTACGATTTTAAAATATGATAAGACAGGTAGAAGAAACAGTTTAGGCCAAATCATTCACGACTTTCAGGAATCTAGCACTTTTGACGGCTGGATTGACTTTTTGGGCGGCGAAGAAAGCAATGGTCAGAACGCAATCACAGCAGACAGCACTCATATTATTATCACGTTCGAAACAAGCTTAGAAATCTCTATTTCGGACCGAATCCGATTTAAAAATAGAGATTATGAAGTGACGTACGTCGATAATCCAATGGAGTTAGACGACCACTTGGAAATCTTTTTGAAGGCGGTGGGTTGATGTCTAGTGAGTTTAAAGATAATTCGGCAGCAGTCAAGCATGAAATTGAATTGCAGGCTATTCGTGGCCTGATTCAAGCTTGTATGCTTGTTGAAGGTGACGCCGTTGGGTTGGCGCCGGTCGATACTGGGGCCTTGCGTGATAGCATTGACTACCGCGTTGACCGTGACGAGTTGGTCGGCTACGTCGGCACTAATTGCGAGTATGCAGTCTGGATTGAATTTGGTACTGGTGAATTTGCCGAGAAAGGCAATGGTCGAAAAGGTGGCTGGGTCTATACAGCTGCTGACGGTAAAACGTATTTTACTTACGGCCAAAAGCCCGTTAAGTTCTTGCGCGGTGCTTTCCGTCAAAACAAGTCGCAAATTCGGGAGATTTTGGAAGATTGTCTTAGAAACTTAACTTAAAGAGGTCGAAATGAACGAAGTTATTGCCGCTGTATTGGCCCAATGTCAAAATGTCATCGCTGAAAGTTATTTCAGAAAGAACACAAGCCAACAAATCACTTATCCTTATCTAGTTTTTAGCTATGATAGTGATAATCGTGACAAATACGCTGACGGTGCTTATCTGGACGTAACTATTTTTGATAATCAAGGCAGCAATGACGAACGAATTGAGACCAAAACGGCAGAATTAAAACAAGCATTAAGAAATTACTCTGAAATGCTTGATAGTTGTTATATTAGAGCACGTTTTGAGGGCGGAAACATGACTGACACAGGTTCGGACATGCTACAACGTCGAGACGTGCGTTTTTATTTGGTTATAGATTGGAGAAATTAATGGCAAAACAAGCTGTACGTAAAACAGGTTATACCAAGAACACGCCTAAATCATACGTAGTAGACGCCGGCGCTGTTTACAAAGACCTTGAATGGAATGCAGAATCTAAAAAATGGGAAGGCGAGCTTTTAGGTGCTACTTCCGACGGTAACAAAGTTACTATCGAGAAAAACTATCGTGAGGTTGAAGTCGATGGCGTTAAAACTAAAGCCGTTGGTTTGAAGATTTTGGAATCTCAAAACGCAACACTTGAAACTAACGTCAAAGAGCTTACGGCCGGAAATATCGCTTTGGCCCTAGGTGCTGAAGTGACAAGCGGTGACGGCGTGTCAGCGCCAGAAAACTACAAGATTATCACAAGTAAAGGCACAGTCGAAACTAGTGACTATCTTAAAAATATTGCCCTTGTAGGTACAATTTCAGGAACTAAAGACCCGATTATTATTGTATTGGATAACGCTCTTTGTACGTCTGGTCTTGAAATGGAACTTAAAGATAACGATGAATCTGTAGTGGCGATGACATTTGAAGCGCACGCTGACGAAGACCAAGTAGAAGACTTGACACTCCCAGCTCGTATCTACTACCCACAAGTTAGTCTTGAAGTTTAACATTATTTAGAGAGGATTTTGATTGATGACTGAAAACGTAACTGAACTACCAAAAGAAACAGCTCAAATGCGCGAGCTTAAAGGTGACGATATCTTTACTATGCTTGGTATCCTTGGCAAACTTGACTGTCAAGATGAAATCATGGCTTTGGTTGACGGAGCCTTTAACAGCACTGAAAAAGACCTTGAGAAACGAGGAACAAAAGTCGTTGCAGGCCTTGTCTTTGCGGTCATGAAAAATATCAATAAAGCAAAAGACGATATCAATGCTTTTCTTGCCGATTTAACTGGTAAGGAAGTTCGTGAAATCAATTCGCTTAGCATGATTGACTACACTAAATTATTAACCGCTTTCTTTAAAAAAGAGGAACTTAAAGATTTTTTCAAATCTATTGCGTCAGTGTTGAGCTAACAGAATTTAGGTTAAAAGATTTACTTTTTAAACGATACGCTAATCCAATGCTCGTCCTAGGGACTATGACCTTAGGGCAGACGTTGGATTTTTTAGTGTATTTGGTCAATGAAACTCAAAAAGAAGAGTTGAGAGATATCTGGTTGGCCAAAGATACCGAATTAAGTTTAGGCGAGTTCATCAACAAGAATCTTCATTCTAAAGGGCGTACAGATAAGAAACAATCTGTAGAGAAAGATAAGCAGGCCATCGCAATGGCTGAATTTATCTTAAATAACGACAAGAAAGGAGATGTAGATGGAACTATTTAGCTTATTCGGGAAAATTGGTATCAAGAACCAAGAAGCCAACAAGGCAATCGATGAAACGACCGGAAAAGCTGAAGGAGCTCATGGAAAACTAGGAAAAGTATTCGGTGGTATCGGAAAAGCTGCTGGTGTAGCTGGTAAAGCTATCGGCGTTGGCCTTGCTGCTGGTGTGGCAGCGTTAGGGACTTTAGGAGTTGCAGCAACAAAGAACTATGCTGAGTACGAACAGTTAACTGGTGGTGTTGAAACACTTTTCGGGACCGGTGGTAAAAGTCTTGAAGAATACGCTCAAAGCGTCGGAAAAAGTGTTGATGACGCAGCAGAACAATTCAACAAGTTGCAATCGGCGCAAGACGCTGTTATGAACCATTCTAAAAACTCTTTTAGAGAAACAGGTTTGTCAGCTAATGCTTACATGGAAACCATTACCAGCTTTAGTGCGTCATTGATTCAATCGCTTGGTGGAGATACTCAAAAAGCGGCTGAAGTCGGACATAAAGCGGTAGTTGACATGTCTGATAACGCCAATAAAATGGGTACTAATATTCAGGATATTCAGAACGCATATCAAGGTTTTGCCAAGCAGAACTATACCATGTTGGATAACTTGAAGCTCGGTTTTGGTGGTACAAAAGAAGAAATGCAACGCTTATTGACGGAAGCCGAAAAAATTAGTGGTATCCATTACAACATTGATTCATTCGCGGACGTTGTTGAAGCGATTCACGTCATGCAAGAATCAATGGGAATAGCCGGAACCACAGCGAAGGAAGCTGCGACAACTATCGAGGGTTCAATCAGCATGTTAAAAGCGTCTTGGACCGATTTCTTGACTGGTATGGCCGACTCTGACCAAGACATTGGGCAATTGGTTAAAAACGTCGCAGATTCGCTCAAAACTGTATTTGATAATGTCATTCCTCGTATTCTACAAGCCTTGCCTCGTGTTATCGAAGGATTGTCACAGCTCTTTCAATTAGTAGCTGGTTATCTACCTGAAATCTTGCAAACATTGCTACCACCTTTAATTTCAGGAGCTACTGAATTGCTAGGAGCATTATTCAATGCTTTACCAGCAATTTTCAACACGCTATTCAATACGGTTCTTCCGCAAGTTTCGGACGCTTTTATCAAATTCCTAGACAAAGTCTTCTCGCAAGTTCCGCCTGAATTCTCAGGTCTTCAAAAAGCTTACGAGAATATCAAGACGACTATTTCAGAAGTTGCTAGCATGGTTGGAAACTTCTTTAGTGGTTTCTCTGGTGCTGACGGTAGCACAAATAAAGTCAACGGTCTAAAAGACGCCTTGAAAGGCGTTTCTGATTTCTTGGCAGACGCTACAGGCGGAGTTAAGGACTTTGTGACATGGTTTAAGCAAGGTGGCACGTCTGTAGATGTATTTAAATCTGCTATTGTTGGCGCTACAGGCGCTTGGACGGCTTACAAGGTTGTTACCGGTGTTATCAAAGGTATCGAAACAGCTAGAAACGTTGTTTTAGGTGTTTCAAACGGTTTGATGATTGCTCGTGCTGTTCGAACTGGTGCATTGACGGCGGCAGAAGGAGCTCACGCAGCCGCTACCGTTGCAGGTACTGGAGCGATGGCCGCATTTAACGCAGTCATGGCTATTAATCCATTCACAATCCTGATTGTAGCGATTGGCGCAGCAGTAGCAGGACTTGTTTGGTTCTTTAGTCAAACAGAGACCGGCAAAAAAATGTGGTCCGACTTTACTAAGTGGCTCGGTGAGACATGGCAGTCACTCGTAGACGGCGCAGGCCAAATTTGGCAAGGTTTAGTGGACTTCTTTAGCAATCTCTGGACGTCTATCAAAGACAC